CTTATCCGGGAGTGGGTGGCGGTCTCAGCCTCCTACAAGTCTCGGCATCTCTCGACCCGAGTACGGTTTCCAGTGTTGGCGGATCGGGCAGCGTGCCGGCCGGTACGCTAATACGAAACAACAACGTTGTGATGGCGACAACCGCCGCTGCGCATAACTTGCAGGTTGGATTTCAGGCGCAAATCACCAGAATGACGGCGGCTACTATCGGATCGTCGATTTCCTCTATCGTGATAAACAACGAGGACTTGCCGGGAATCGCTACGATTACGACATCGACCGCTCATGGACTAGTACCGCAGTCTTTCGTGTCGATTCTTGGAGTCACGGGGATTGTGGTTGGAACTGCTATTTCATCGGCTGTTTGGGCTGGTGGAGTTGTCACGGTGACGACTTCGGCGGCGCATAATCTCGTACCTGGCGCAGTGGTGACCATCGCGGCCACTGGCGGCGGTGGAGTAGCATTCAACGCTACGACATCGGTACTTTCGGTCACTTCTACGACTGTTTTCACGTATGCTTTAGTGCCCCTGACCGTTCCCACGGCTGCTACGGGCGGGACGGTAACGCTGAATTGGCCTATCCCGGACACTGCCGATCCTACGTACTATCAAGTACTCTCGGCTCCGACTGCAACCACCTTTCAGGTTCAGGTGAATTATTCGGACGGTACATGGAGTTCCGGTACTGTCACATATGCCTGGGACGGTACTTTCTTCGTTTCTGCGGTGCCTTCGGCTACCAGTTTTCAATATTCGCAATACGGGCCGGATGCTACTACTTCGGTAGTCGGTGCCGTTACGCCTTACGGTCAGGCGGCTCCCGGCAAGCACCAATGTCAGGTGATTTTCCTAACCCGGCAAGGATACACGACGCAACCTAGCCCGCCCGTCACATTCGAGGCGAACGGCGGCCAGTATGTTTCGGTAACCAATATCCCTCTTGGCCCTTCCAATGTAGTTGCGCGGATTCTGGCCTTCACGGGAGCGGGCGGGGCGTATTTCTTCTACATCCCCGCACCGCCCCAGGTGAACGGGCAGCAAGTGGCGACAGCCACGCAGATCAACGACAATACGACCACTAGCGTCCTCTTGGACTTCAGCGATAACACGTTGTTTGCATCTCTTGGGATCAACATCCCAGGTAATAATCTGGTAGAGCAGATCGTTCTCGACAGCGCTTTAGGGTTTGGGTTCTATGCCTCTCGGCTGGTCACATGGGGCCAGAGGAACGTAATTCAGAATCTTCTGAACATGGGCTTCGACGGCGGATATCTTTGGTCTTTGCCGTTCTCAGAGAGAACCCCTATCGGCTGGATTCCGGGGAGTACCGATATCGGAGTTTTAGGGGAATCATACTTGACCCGTGGTCATTACGGTGACGTGTGGCATGTGCATCTTCTATCCCCGGCTACGCAATATGGAGTTCTCAGCCAGTCGATGTTCGAGGATGCCTACGGCGATCCAATCGCCAAACCTGCACCCGAAGGGACATATCGACTTCGGGGATGGTTTGCCATCTTCGCACAAGATCCGACCGTCTCTTTCATCGCAGAGATTTCCAGCGCATCTGCCAGCTTTTCTTCGACGGCTACGATTTCTGGCGCGGACATGGGGATTGCCGTAACGACGCTTTTCGACGTCTCGGGCGGCTTGTATGTTGAGGCTGACTTTACCCTACCGATGCCAGCCCCTATCCCTTCAGATCTGACGCTGACGATCCACGCGGAAACGACGGGCGGCGTTAATACGATCTACGCTGACGATCTTTCGATCATCTACTCGAACACGCCATACTTGGAGACTTTGCTTTTCGGAAGCTATGTCGATAACCCGGAAGGATTCGACGGATTAACTGGAGAGTTTGGGGCCTCGCAGGACACGAATAAGGTGATGGATTTCAACATCATCCGTCAGACGATGTACTTCCTGACGCAAGATCCAGGCGGGCGCATCCATCAGACGAACGACAATGGCGTAACGGAGCCCTCGGGGTGGACCGTAAACGAAGTGGCCGCGAATTGTGGCTTGCTTTCTGCTTTCGCCCTCACCAAATCTCAGGCTGACGACTCCAGCGCTTCGGGTGCTGAAGAATGGTTTGCATGGGCCTCTTCGAGCGGGGCTCGCATCTTCGGCGGAGATCAGCCATGGAAGATCTCCCAGGAGATTCAACCGAACTGGACCGGCCAGCCAACTACGCGCTCAACGGATGGTAGTATCATTCCCGGAATCGACTTTGGAAGCGCGCAGACCATATGGGCACTGAATGATCCGGTTGAGCGGATCATCTATTTTGGAATTCCGGTACATCCTCGGAGAACTGGGGAGATGAACGCCCCGCAGATAATACTCACGATGAGCTACCGGGAACTCGATACCGCCTATCAAATTGCCACAAGTCAGCCGATCCATACGAGTTTCACGGGGCATCTGATCGCGACCGATCACACCCGGAAATGGGCACCTTGGTCCGTGCAAAGCAACGGCGCGGCCTTGATGTATCGGAACAGCGGCACATTGTCTGTGGTACTTTTTGGTGGAAATGGAGAATTCCCCGGTGGTTCGGCGGCATCCTACGGGAACGTCTACACACTTAACCCTCTGAAATATACTGACGATGATTATGGTCAGATCTACCCGTACTATGTGACCTATTTTTTTGTGAGTCGGGAGCAGGAACAAGCCCTTTCCTACACCACAAAGACCGGGAGGCAACCGCTCGGGTCCGGCCGGAAAATGTTGCAGTATATGACCGCCTTCATCTCCGGTATTGGGCAAGTAGTTTTGACGTTCTTCCCTGATGCGGTTTCGAACGCCTGGAATTTAACTGTGACCCGGACGTTGGTGCAGGAGCCGACATTTGACCTGGAATGCGGAGGGGGTCAGTGCAGCGGCTATAGAATTGCGATCCGTTTTGCTTCTTTCCCGACGAGCCCCAGCGTCACCACCGACAACAGTTTTAATTTACAGCGGGTAGTTGTCTTTATGAAACAAGCCGCGCGGCTCCCCTGGAGAGGCTCATCTACATGACCCGAACATTACGGATGCTCTTCCTGGCGCTGTCCATGTACTCCTTGGTTATTCTTTATGCCCAGGTCGGCCTCGAAACTTTACGAAACCGCTTTGAGGAACACTTGCAGGTTTCGGCGCAGAGGGTAGAGCAACTCAACGAACTAGACCGGCGTGTGGACTCTCTCGAAACTGTCAGCCGTAAGACCTTGGAGGAAGTGGCTGACCTGAAGGCAACCGCTGAGTTTACACGGACTCTCATGCTTTGCTTGGGTGCTCCTATTCTTCTGATCGCTATTGAAACCTTGATTCGCATGCTGAGCAAGCGACGGGAACCTTAAAATGCCTGAAGTGCGAAATCTCGATTATATCCGGAACTTGTCCAGCAAGGAGTTTCCAGACTTGGGAGCGAAGTTGTTCGAGGCACTAACTGATATTGCGGGAAATCAGAATACTTTGGCTCAACAAGTGAACGGAAATGTAAACGGAGCGCCGCAAGCGCCTCCCGCGGTTAACGGATTGCAGGTTTCGGCGCAAAACGGCCACTTTCAGGTTGCGATTACGGACAACTCCCCGATTTACCGGGGAATCAGTTATTACGTGGAGCATGCCGACAATCCGAACTTCACCAATGCGCACACTGTCAATTTGGGCAGCAGCCGAAACGCGAATCTGTTCCTCGGAAACGTGAATCGGTATTTCCGGGCGTATTCCTCCTACGCTTCGAGCCCAGCGGGGCCACCAGTCTATCATGGCAGCCAGGCGCAACCCTTGGTCGTCTCCGGGGGCGGTGCTATTGGCGGTCCCGCTTTTCTCAGTTCTCAGGGAAGTGGTACGGGAGCGCCAGAACAAGCCCTACAAGGACCGGGCCGGATTCCTTTCCGATCTGCGACGGGGGCGCCCCCAACGCGATGACCGTTCGAGAGTTGAGGCAATCTGACATTCCGCTACTGAAGGCGATGGCTGAAAAATCCGGCTATCCCTACCCGGACATGGACTCTCCACATCTCGAAGCGGTTCGTGTGCTGGCTGGGCCGAACGATGAGCCAATAGCCGCAGTGGCTGCAAACTGCATTATTGAGATGTACTTTTGGTGCCGGGATCTCTCGATCAACACTCCCCACCTGAAATTGGCAGCTTTGCGCCTTTTACACGACGATTTGTCTAAGATTTTGAAAGATAAGGGCTGGAGTGAGGTTAACGCTTTCATCCCTCCATCAATAGCGTTAAACTTTGGTAGGCGATTGTACAGAACTTTCGGTTGGGTGAAGCAGTGGCCCTGCTGGGCGAAGAGGTTTTGATATGGCTCGCGGCAACGCAGCGGCTCAAACGGCAGCAAATTCGGCTAACTCTATCAGTGGGCAATCGAATACAAATGCTGAATCGCTTTACGGCACATTGGCCCCTCAGTTAGAGGCGGAAGCAGCGCACCCTGCCGGATTTGCCCCTACAGACCTGGCGGCGATGAACACAGCAGCCCAACAGTCGGCTGGAGGTAGTGAAGGGGCGGCAGTAGGACAAGGCGCTCTCAGGACCGCTAGAACGCGAAATGCGGGGGCGGCTGATGCAGCCATCGCTCAATCCGGTAGGCAGGCCGGCCAAGAGCTATCCAAGGGGGCGCTCGGTACACAGATAGCCAACTCCAATTTGAAAAATACCCAGCAACAACATGCTTTGACCGAACTGGGAAATCTATACGGACAGAACCTGGGAGAATCGGTTGGGGCATTGGGAGAAGTCGCTCCCAACATCAATGCCAATACAAATGCGGAGCAGGCGACGTGGGACTGGACTAAGATCCCTGGACTTAGTGCAGCTGGTACGGACATCGCAGGTAACATTTTCAAGGGTTAAGTATGGGCCCTGGATTCGGCGCACAATTCGTAAACCCGATCTTGCAGGAGATCGACCAGAAGCACTCAGAACTGAGTCCCTCCGCTCAGCGGGCCATTGCCATGTCCGGGGTTCCGCAGTCTGCCATAGCCCCGCAGCTACCCGACGCTCCTACGCCTAGTCCGATTGCAATGCCTTCGATGGCTCGGCCCCTCGGCTCGTTTACGTCCCCGGTTTCTCCGCCCGCCCCTCCCCCACCTATAACCTCTTTGCCTACGCCTGCTTCACAACACGCCGCTGAACTGAACCGCCTCACTACCGGAGAAACCGGGAAAAGTGGAATTGACCAGATTAAGAGTCCCGCCATACGGACGCCGCTGAAGGTTCTTTCCACTCTTGGGTCGGTGATAGCTCCGGGTCTCGCCTCTCAGATTCCTGGTACACAACTTCACCATAACGCCCTTGTTTCACGTGAAACAGGCTTAGTGAATGAAGACGAGAAACTGGCGGCGGACCAAGCCACCCGCGAACACACAGGCGCGGAAACAGCCGAACTCGGCCAGCGCGGGGCTGAAGAGGCGGCGCGGGCGAAGAATCTAGGTGAGCCTCCTGAAAAACTGGGAGATCCGAGCAAAACCATCGAAACCGCCGATGGAATCATGCAGTTCAACCCGGAAACACAGAAGTACGATGTTCCGGTCGGACAGGCTCCGGGCAAGACTTCCACGGAGCACATGGTGGCTTCGGATGGATCGGTAATCTCCATTCATACGAATGCGAAGACAGGCGAGACTACACACGAAGTCGTCTACCATGGAGACCCGAAAGTACCGACCGACGTTACCTCTTTGCAGATTGGTGGAAAGCCTCATCAGGTGGTCATCAACAAGCAGACCGGCGAAGTGATTAAGGACCTCGGGGAAAAGGGAGCAGAGCCGAAGACTCCGACAGACCACGGCGTGACGATGATTGGCCCTGACGGAAAGGTCCTTCGGCTTGAGCCCGGCCAAACCGCCCCATCAGGAGCACAGACCAGTTCAGGTTTTAGCTCGCTGAATACGCCTACGACACAGCAGCGCAACGTAGCCGCGCAAGCCAGCCTAGTTCACGAACAGACGCCGATAATGCTTCAGGAAATCGACCGGCTGAAGGATAAGCTCGGGCCGATGGCTGGTAGATGGAACGAATTCATGCAGGGCAAGGTCGGCGCGGTTGACCCGGAAATAGCCGGATTACGAGCAGATCTCCTGATGTACTCGAGTGCTGTAGCACTAATGCACGCTCGCGGCCGGTTACCGGAGAACTTGCGGGAAGAGTTTGACCGCGCGATTAATGCTCCCAAACAGAGCGCTGAAAACCTGAAAGCGGTTATCAGCAAAATTGACCAGTGGACAAGCCAAAACATGAAGGCGATGGGCAGCAGGAGTGGACAAGAACAATCGAATGCGCCTAAGTCCGGCGACATTGTAGACGGCTACAAATTTAAGGGTGGCGACCCTGGAAAACAAGAGAATTGGGTGAAGCAATGAGTGACCCTGCTAAAGCGCCTTGGGATCGATATAAGCAACCTCCAGTTTCGGGCGGCGGGCGCGGCGGTGAACCGTGGGAAAAATTCTCTGGTGACCAAAGCGCAAACGCCGATCTTCAACCAGAGCCAACTCCTGCTCCCGGCGCTGCCAGCCGTCTAGGTACTGGCGTCTACAACACGACGATTGCGCCTTGGGCGGTTTTGGCGGAAGCCATCAAGGACCCTATCGAAGCAGCCAAGAATCTTGTTCGGACAGGGCTTGCCGCTGGGAAAACACAAGATATCCAAGGAGGGAACTACGCGGGCGCCGCTGGACAGGTCGCCGGAAATCTTATCAGCATGTTCGGGCGCATTAATAGGGCAAGCATGGCCGCCTCTCGCATCCGTGAAGGTCGGAACCCTTTTGATTCTATGGATTTGGTAAGACCGATAGTAGAGCCAATTGCACAAGATATCCAAGGAGGGAACTACGCGGGCGCCGCTGGACAGGTCGCCGGAAATCTTATCAGCATGTTCGGGGTTCCCGCTGCTATAAAGGGATTGGGGATTGGGGCGGAAGTCGGCGCACGGCCCTTGGTGAAAAGCGCCCTCGGGTTACCGGGAAAGGCGGAAGCGTTCGGGGCCACTCCAGCTAAGGCTGTACTTGAAGAAACCAGTGGTGTAAGGCCTTCAAGTATTGCTCTTAGTGGACGCACAGCACTCGAGGATCTCAACTCAGAACTGGAAAGCAACGCAGCTTCCGCCAAAGGTCCGTTGAGCCTTGCTCCAGCTCGCGCCACTCTGGAGAATGCGACCAATAAAGCAGCCGGCGCGAATAGCGTAGCGACTCCCCGCGAAATCGCCCCGATGCAACGGCAGTTGACCGTACCGGAGCCCGGTTTCGCTGGAAAGGTGGAATTCGCCAAAGGCGCGAATACCCCTATCACGATCAATCAGAACCCTACCGGGCTATTTGATCCGAACGGGCAAGAGCTAACTAAGCCATCCTTGATTCGCGGCCCTAGTCCTGAACCTGTAATAGCAGAAGAACAGACACCGCTTACTGGACTGAAAATGAAGCGTCAGTTCGATCAGGATTTCATCCGCAACTGGAATCCGCAGGCCAACACTAAGGGGCAACTTGGGGTAGCGCGATCCGCCTATCACGATCTTGCTTCTGAGGTAAACCGTACGGTTCCTGGCGCTCCTGAATTGAATCAGCGAATTTCCAGCCTGATTCCCGCTGTGGATCGGGCGGAAGCTGTCAACTTATCAGCAGGGCCGGGAGAACGTATATTGAACCGTGTGTCGCGTCCAACCGGGGCACTAGCACCGGCTCTCCTGGGGCTTCATGAGGGTGGACCGCTCGGCATGTTGGGAGCGATGGCAGGGCAGGAGACCCTTTCCTCTCCTGTGGTGAAGATGATGGGAGCGAGAACCTTATTCAACGGTGGCAAGGCATTGCAGGATATTGCGCCGGCCGGCGCGGCTATCACGCTGACGCGCAGACCACAACGAGAGCAGCAGCCATGACCCAAAATCTGAAGGTTTCACGCGGCCAGTCCTTTTCGAAGAGCGATTCACCGATACATATTAGTGTGGTGAAAATGAGGAATGCAAATGCTAAAATCAGCACGAAGGAATAGTACCATGAAACGGTTTATTTTTCCGCTGCTCCTGCTGTGGCTGATTGTGGGTTTTGGTCCATGCGCCCTGGCTGGCTCCTCTGTTTGCACGGCGTTTTAGGTGGAAAATGAAACAATACTTCAACTCTCCGGCATTCTGGATCGGCTTTGTAATCGCGGTCCTTCTACTTCCATCGGCTCACGGCCAAACCTTTCGCGTCGATCCGGGCAACGTCACCGTTACGGCTGGCAATACCCCCATCGGTGGCTATCCCACTTTGTACGCAGTGCCGGGTGCCCAAATCTCCCTATGCACGGATGCCGCCTGCACCGTCCCCGCTACGACCTTCACGGATGCGACAGGCGGCCATGCTTGCCCTATTAATGCGCCCGTAGTACTTCCAGGCACAGTGCTTTGTACTGGATATACCGGGCAGCAAGGGCAATTCGGTTTCTGGGTGTCTCCCGGTACGTACTACTACACTGTCACTCTTCCCAACGGAACACGCATCCCCGGAGCTTTCCCGGTCACCGGGAATACGGCCGGCGTTACTTCGGTAACTGGCGGTACGGGAATCTCTGCCAGCCCTACCACTGGTTCGGTAACTGTGACGAATACCGGCGTGATTTCCTTCAACGGACGAGCGGGAGCAGTTACCCCGGCTACCAACGATTACACCTATTCGCAGATCGGCGGAACGCGGCAGGGGACGAGCTTTGTCCCTCAAATGGCTAGCACAAATTCTGGCTCAATCGGGGCCCCGCTCTGCAACGACGGAAGTGGGAATGCAACCACGACTGGATGCAACCCTGGCTTTACCCCTCCCACTGGAACTCAAACCCAATTCCTTCAGGTTCAGCCAAACACTGGCAATAACACGACTTTGCAATTCGTGTCTCCTATATCCGCAGTTGCATCTAATTACGCTTTTCCCTCGCAGATTCCTGGCGGGGCTTTGGCCCCTGGGCTGAACACTATTTACCTTTCTCCAGTACCTCTCGGGGTAAACGGCACCAATTCCGGCTATCCGGTTTACATTTCTGGCGGAACTGGCACGGCTGAATCCTGCACCGTTTCAGGCGGAACGGCTGTTTCTGGTGGCACCTCTGGCACATTGATAATCACATGCGCTAACTCCCATTCAGGGGCGTGGACGGTGCAAAGCGCCACGGGGGGGATTTGCGAAGCGGCTTACTCTTCATCGGGTCCAAGTGTCAGCATCCCAGAAGGGGCGTACACTTTTTATGGAGGTTGCCCTGTGCCAACTAGCGGGACCATCTTCAAATGTTCTGGAGCTAATAACTCTTGTGTTATAACTGCGGCAAGCGGGAATTCGTTTCATTGGCTGTTCTATGTGAATGGAGTTAGCGGGGTAGTCTTCGACGGGTTGGCGCTAAACAGCAACTTCATCAATACAAACGCCACCTATCAGTGGGCCATCGGTGCAAATAACGCCAGTAATCTTACGATCAGAAACGGGTCGGTGTATAACACGGGGTATGCCGGAGCGCCTTCCTACAGCGCCACTCCGTACCAGCAGTCTGGGGGAATCGTCCTAACGGGATGCGAAAACGCCAGCATTTACGAAATGCTGTTTTATTCCAATTGGGTGCAAGATATCACGGCAACCAGCAGCAATGGAGGCAGGGTTTACCGGACATTCCACGGGTCTCCGAATATTTCCGACTCAGGTTCAAACGTCAACTATTGGGACACCCACGCAGCGGGCCTTTCTTCGATATCTTGGAATCTCTCAGACCAAGTTTCGATTACAGACAACCAGATATGGGGCGCGAATCGTTTCTACACGCCTGCCTTCGCGCTTGGTAACCCCATCCTGGCGATTAAAGATACGCACATGGTTATCGACCGAAATCAGATTACCGGAATGACCAATCTTCCGGGAACATGTAGCGTTACCAACGGCAGCGCGTCCATAACCTGCTCTTTGGGAGTGTTTAGTTCCTCTAACCCGAACGACCAGAACGACGGAATAGAGTGCGAAACCAAGGTTGGGACAATCTATACTTTGACCTCCATTGGGTCACCGACTACTGCGACACTCGGAACCTTTTATGGAGGAACGACGTTGGCTACGGCTAGGTGTCGGATGCAGATTGCAAACGATATCATTCAGACTGACGGGATTACCGATAGCTCGGTCAGTGGGAACATCATACGACGTTCGGGAGATGAGGGCATTGACATCAACATGTTTTGGGATGGAGTGCCTGCGGACAATGTGCCAGCCTTGAGAAACAAGGTGGATTCCAACGTTGTTTCTGAATCAATCACTTGCGGGATTACCTTGGCTCTCGGGCAGGTACAGAATAACAGCTTCACCGGGAACAACTTGTACAATAACCATCTTGGGACCAGCCCCTCCCCTGGAGGGCGCGGCGAGTTTTGCTTACTCGGAACACCTGATGATGTCAACTTTTATGTGGTTTCATTGAATACTTTCACCGGGAATAACATGTACGACGCAACCGGGACAGCATATGGGTTTGATGTGGATACTTCGTCGTTTGCAGGCGGATACATCGGTCTTAACACGTTCAATGGTAACCAGTGGTTAGGGTCTCTTCCGTTCTCGAATGTGGCGGTTGCGCAATATAACCCCTTAAGCACGCCGATTCCTGGAGGTGTCGCCTCCGGGGCTGCGATCTCTTCCTGGCCGATCAACACGAACGCCACTGGAGGCGCACAGACTTATACGGCGGCTCAGATGATCGACGCTATGCTGTTAAGAGACCCAGGCACAGGTGGCGCAACCGACGTCACGCCTACCGCCGCCGCGCTTGTTGCGGGGATCTCGCAGCCTCAAATCGGTACAGCCTTTTGGTTCTACCTGCGAAATGTTTCGGCGGGTGCTAATACGATCACCCTTACAGGCGGATCGGGCGTCACAATCTCAGGAACGGCGACGGTAACACAGAACAACCAACGCGCTTTCATGTGCCAGTACACGAATCCGGCAGCGCCTACGGTGACGTGCTATAGCATGGGGAGTCAGGTTTACTAAAGGAGACTTTTGAAATGCCGAATTACACGACGGCCGGCGGCGTAGTGGCACTGCAGCCGGGGGATATCTACCTACTTTTCAACGCGGAATCTCCGACTGCTCCGCAGGCATCAATCCCGTTCGCTACTGGATACAACCCCGGTGGCGGATCCTGTCCGCCAATCGTTTTCACTGCGGAATGGGCCTCCACACCGACAGCAGTGGTCAGTATTTACGGGAGCAATAAGGCTCCAGCCGCAGCCTACAACGCATCGGACTGGACACCATCTGCTCTCGGGACCATCAGCACGCAGAGCGGCTATTACGCGGATGCTGGCGGATTTGCCTTCTACCTGGCCGTCCTCACCAGCCAAAGCGCGGGCGGTGCCGTCACAGTCTTGGTGAAGAGGTAAAACGTATATGAAACGACTGCTCTTTCTGTTGGCCCTCGCCGTGGCTGGCGGTATCGCGCAGCCGCTGACGGTTTGCGCTTTGACAGGAACGCAGACGACCGGATACGTCCTGACGGCAACCGATGGGACTACTGGCTGCAGTTGGCAGACTGTGGGAGCGGCGTCCGTCGATGCGAACACTGTCAAGAATGCGGTTTTCCTGAACGATACAGGAACCGCCAATGCGGTGGCAGGGACCACTGCAACGACGTTTCCGGCCTCCTACGCTACCGGACAATGCGTTTCGTTTCTTGCAAATGCTACGAATACCAGCTCCACCACAATCAATATCAATAGCATCGGGGCGAAGAATCTCACCAAGCGAGGTTCGACAGCTTTAGCGGCCGGGAACAAGGTTTCTGGCAATAGTTATTTCGCTTGCTACGACGGAACCGAGTTTCAACTCCTCGAATATACGATCATTGCGGCCGATGTTCCCACTCTCAACCAAAATACAACTGGAAATGCAGCCACGGCTACAGCTTTAGCCTCCGCGCCTTCGCTTTGCGCGACTGGCCAGGCGCCGACGGGAATTTTAGCAAGTGGGAATGCTACAGGGTGTGCATCAATTGGTGGCGGAGGCGGCGGTGCGAACGCCAATGGCTACTACTGGGTAAGTCAGTCAACGAATGCCCCGGTCAACGGCGTCAACATTGGTGCCTTGAGCACGGCTCTGCTTAAGATTTTAGTGTCGGGCAGTGTGGCAACTCCAGCCTCCGCAGTTGCCGACACTGACTATGCAGCGGCTCCGGGGGCGTGCGTCATCACGGTTTCAAGCGGCACTGCGACGTGGCCCAATGCGAGCACCGGCAATGGCTCTGGTGGACCGTGCAACCTCTACACTCTGACACTGACGGCCAACGTGACGGCGAATAGCCCGTCGACCGTTCCAGCAGGTCTGGTGACCAATAAGACGTACCAGCTGCAGCTCACCCAAAATTCGACTGGCGGGTACACCTTTGCCTATCCAAGCAATCTGTTGGGCGCGTGCGCAGTCAGCCCGACGCTATCGGTAACCACGACAATCGAAGCTATCTACGATGGGACGAATTTGAATGCGGTGAGCTGCACGACTAGTGACACGCCGACGCTGATTTCTGGCCCAGTGCGTTCAGCCCCTGGAACCCCGGCAAGCGGACTTTCCGCGTGGTTTGATTCCACCGGCCTGAATTTCCAAATCAAGAACACATCCGCTGCAATTTCCGGCACGGCGTTTGCGGCCTCTGCCACCTCGCACCAGTGGATCAATTCATTTACTCCTGGCACGGGTGTTTTTACACTGACACAACCTGCATTTACGGATATCTCCGGTACGGCGACGGCGGCACAGATTCCCGCTGCGCTCTCCAGCACTACCTCCGTCAACGGGACGACAATTCCTTCGGGCGGGGTTACTTTGACGCAGACCGTTGCAAGTGGGACTGTATCGCTTGGGACGACAGCGGTGAGTGCAAATTCCTGCTCTTCGGCAATCACGGCCACGGCCACCGGAGCAGCAACTACCGACGTAATCATTGCGACTGCCAACGCCGATCCGTCCGGGGTAACCGGATACAGCCCGTCATCGAGCGGGGCATTTTTCATCTGGGCGTACCCGACTTCGGGAACCGTCAATTTCAAGCTGTGCAATAACACGTCGTCCAGTATTACACCGGGCAGCGCTGTGACGCTCAACTGGAGGGTGGTCAGATGATGCTGCACATTCTGTTCACGCTTTTCAGCACTCTTTGCCAGATTATTCCGCTGGCAGGGCCGACGATGGTCTATGGCGGCGGAACCGTCTCAACCCCGGTTGATTCCCCTGGAACCGGGACGTACTCCAGCGCTCAGACGATCACGATTACATCAACCAATTCAACGTCGATCTACTACACCGTCGATGGTTCGACCCCGGCATGTCCCTCGACCGGCACGCTTTACAGCGGCGGCTTCACGTCTCCGAGTTCGACATTCACGCTGAAAGCAATCGGGTGCCGAACGGGCTGGACCTCCAGCGGCATTGACACGAGCAATTATACGATCAGCGGCGGAAGCACCAAAACAGTGATTGCTCACGAGTATGCTCCTCTATCCGGGGGGTCGCCAATTTCGACAGTAGGGGCAAATACTCTGGTTGTCGCAGAGGTGATTTACGGGGTTTCAACATCTGCTGTCTATCCAGCTGATCTAATTGGTGGGGTGGCGTCAGGCAACACTTGGGTGCAGTGTGGGTCAGACAATGTTTCTGCGGCGAACTCTTCTTTTCATATTGGCATCTGGTATGCGGCAAGTGCCAATGTTGGAGCGAATCATACTTTCCCAGCAAATACAATCCCTGGTTATAGTTATTTCTATGTTGTTGCCTATAGCAATGGTTCAGCAAGCCCTTGTGATACGGCGGCTACAGCGTTCAATGCGGGCGGTGGAAGCCCAGCAAACTCACTTTCAACTGGGTCAGTAACCCCAGCTACAAGTGGGGAACTTGTTCTCACCTTCCCGCTTTGCTACCAAGGGACGGCAGCAAGTACAAATACCATCAATGGTGGATTTACGGCAGTGGATGCCGGGTATCTGAGCGGACCACTGTGGAGTTCCACGGGATACCTCATCCAGACAGCGGCGACAGCGGCCAACCCGACGTGGAACAACTCGGCTGGGAGCGGAACGCCGTTTTACGGGGCACTGATCCAAGGGTTTAAATAGCAGCATGAAAACCCTTCTTTTTCTTTCCATCCTTTCTGGAGCTTTATCCGCGCAGACCACCGTCCTCAGCTGCGTCGGAGACTCGATCATGGCTGGGTATACCAGCTCTCCCACGCTCGACCCGTGCCTGCTAACCGTGAACGCCCTCAACTCATTGACCGGGACATCTAATTACACCGAAGGCTACAACGGCGGTACAAGCGGCACGACTTCGGCGGACTGGAGCAGCCCGTCCGCCGAAGCCATGCAACACGCCTTATCGAGTGGTTTAGTGTCCAGCGGGGCCACGGCTGTCATAGCGATGCTTGGGACAAATGACTGTAAAATTGCCACTCTGACACCGCCGGCCACCTATCAGGCCAACATGCAGGGCATGGTGACGACGCTGAGAGGTCTGGGTATCACTCACATTTTCCTGAACTACCCGATCTACATTTACTCAGACCCGTATGGATCATGGACCCCACTCAGCACGGCCAATGCCTGTCTGGTCTCTTATCGAGCGTCGCTCAATGCCATCGCCGCTTCCGACCCCACCCATGTGTTCATTGGCGACACGCAGGCGTATGGATATTTTCAGGCGAATCCGACTGGAAATTATTACGACGGGGTGCATCCCAGCAATGCTGGATACGCCATTCTGGCCAACTTCTGGGCGCTCGGCTATTTGGGTTTAGAGACGACGACAGCATCGATGCGGTCAGCGGCGCTGCTGGTGTCGAGCGGGGTAGTGTGGCAATGACCTTTTTAAGTGATGAGACTGTTTGCGCGATCAGGGCCGGGAAACCAGCGCTTGTTAAATGGCGTGAGACGGGGAAGCGACATAACTACCCCTCTGTGCGCCGAAGTCCAAGGAGGGCGGAGGCCGCGCAGCCTATAGCCGAAACTTAACAGAGATCGGTGCATTGCGTGAGAGACCACCGGCAACTGGCTGCGGTGAGGCGGCGCGCGGAAGAACAGAAGCGCAACTTGAGGGCTGCGGAATTGGCGGAATATGGCCCTCAAAACCGGATGACGTGCCAGGAGGTGGATCGGTTTGCGGCGTTGTTTGGGGACCGCGCGTGGCGCCCCGGAAGGGCCGAGAATAGCTAGAATAAATGCCAGCCACGACTCGGTTAGCCCAAATCATGGCCCAACGCGAAGGTTTTGGCGCGTCGGGTGCCATTCCAACCCGCCAAAATAATCCGCTGGACCTACGGCACGGCCCAAACGCCACTCACTCTTCCGGCGATCCAAATGGGATTGGGTGGTACGCCACCGCTGATCTTGGCTGGCAGGACGCCGAAAGGCAACTTGCCTTATATGCCCAACGAGGCATGACCTTGCAGGATATGGTTGCGGTGTTTGCTCCACCCGGAGATGGTAACGATACGGCAGAGTATCTGTCATATGTTTGTGCCCAGCTAGGCATGCAGCCCACCGATACCGTAGCAGAGGCTTTGCAACTACCCGCCCAGCACTTCACCCGCCTTGACCGCCCCGCTGGTGGATGTGACGACGCTTGGCGACCCCGGAACAGCTTGTAACGCGCTGCCAGCCAATTCACTGAACGGTTCGATCGCGCTGATCCAGCGCGGCGGGGCCAGCACCTGCACGTTCGACCTCAAGACCAACAACGCCACGGCGGCCGGCGCAGTGGGCGTCATTTTTTACATGGCGGACACCACCGCCACCGTCTATAGCGCGGCGTAGAGTTGCACCCGGTGGGAATTCCCCATCTCAACTGCGCCAATTTGGAGCCCGTTGCGGTCTGGACCGCTTTGCTTGCTCGTCTTTGAACTTCATCATGGCTAAGTGTCGCTGCGTCGGAGTGGGCGCCGCGTCCATGATTTGTTGCGCCCGCACCGCCGCCGGCGGCTCCCGCTTGGCATCCAGTTGGCTCTTGACGCCGTACCGCAAACAGTCTGCTACGTCGTCACCGATGGTTGCTTGCTTCAGAACGTCCTCTAAATTATCCTCATCGCGGATGAGAAGAGGAATTGCCGAGATCACGGCGGGACAAGCTGAGGAAATCAGAAGCATTGGGCCAGATTGTGCCGCCTCTTTCTCCATGGGCGTTCCGTTTCTCCAGTTTGCTCGTTGAAAGCAATTGTAAATAAGCCTCCAGCCGCCAATCTTATCTTCTCCCCGGCTGGTACGCGCATTATCGGCCATCCAAGGTTCCGACAGGCCGCCGGCGCGCAAAACATCCGTCAGTTGCTGCGCTACCGTGTTTGCGGAGCCCCGCTTCGACCATGCGTCGGGCCCGAGCCAATATGCACTGATATGCTTGCGTTCTGGCGTCAATCTGAGGATTTCACGTGCTAAATCTTCCTCCCCCATCTCAGAAACGACCAATTCTCGGTAAACAATCACCACGTCAATGGGCCAATTGGTCACAACTCCCAACAAAGCAGCCTGAGAAGGCGAAAGCTTGCCGGAAGCGAACCAAAGATTAGCGTTATGGTGGGCAAAACCCCAATCCTGAGAAATCCAAGCCGTCCACCAGTCCTGAATCAGCGTTTCCACTAGATCAATCGGTACTATGCAAGTGTTTTCGTCCCAAACCGAGGCATAGTACTGCCCTGAGAAGTGCTCGAAGCTACCCAGAAGCTCACCGACTCGCAAACGGGGCGGTAACGCATTCATTTTCCGGCCTTCTGACGTTTTGGTGATGTAAAGCTGGAATCGCGCGTCGTTTTCAAGCTTGTAGAAGTCCGAATAGCTGATGTCTACTTCGCCACGGAACCACTCATAATTGTCCCATCCGTAAGCCTGAATGAATACCCAGTCTTCGGCATGCTCTTCTTTGTGAAATTCCCGCTTGAAGAACACGCGCCGCAGAAATTCAGTGCCGGGACCTCCAGGGTTGAAGAAAAACGCGCTCTTAGCGAATCTTTGGCGGGCTCCCGGCCAGCGGTTAGGGATTGTTAGCCAGATTAGCTCTTGCTCACTGAACTGTTCCGCCTGATCGACCAATAACCAAGTGAACTCTGGGCCACGAGAGAAT